TTCCCCGGCCCCACAGCCCACTGGGGCTGCCGTTCGACGCAGGTTCCCTTGCTGAAATCCTGGGAAGACCTGGCGCGCGAGGCGGGGGGGGATACCGCCATGGCGCGGAAGTTGGACCAACTCGAGAAGGGCCAGCGCGCGTCCATGAATGGGCCCGTCAGCGGGGACCTTACCTATGAGACTTGGTTCGAGACCCTGAGCGCGGCCAAGCAGGAGGACATCCTGGGCGCGGCCAAGTACGCGATCTGGAAGCGGGGGAATCTCAGCTTCCGCGACATGGTGAACCAGCGCGGCAATCCCCTGTCGCTAGAGCAGCTGCGGGATCGCAGTCGGTAAGAAAGCAGCCAGCGGCGGCAACACATCCAGCCACAGCCTGAGCGTGGCGGGCGTGAAGCCTACCGCGGCGCGATGCCGACCCTGGAGAGTTCCCCATGCTCAAGTTCAAACTCGACACGCTGGACGGTCTCGACGAGACCACCGCGAAGCTCTACGCCAAAGGCGCGGACGGGAAGTTCACGCTGCAGGTGGAGGACGATCCCGCCAAATCCGTGATCCAGAAGCTCCGCGAGGAGCGGGATGTGGCCTTAAAGGCGCTGAAGGAGCGCGAAGCCAAGGAGGCGGACACTCAGACGGCCGCCGAGAAGGCTCGGCTAGAGGCGGCGGGTGAGTACGAGAAGGTCAAGCAGGTGAATGAGGCTGAGAAGGCCGCCCTGCAGAAGAAGCTCGAGCATGAGCAGACCCGTACCCGGAACTTCCTCATCCAGTCCGAGGCCACGCGCGCCATCGCCGCGGCCAAGGGCGTACCCGACCTGCTGCTGCCCCACATCACCGGCCAGCTTGAGGTGGTCGCCGATGGCGACAGCTTCAAGGTCACGGGCAAGGGCGGCGTGCCGCTCTCGGATGTGGTGGAAGGCCTCCGCAGCAACGCCGTGTTCGGGCGCGCATTCGAAGCTTCGGCCTCGGGCGCGGGAACCCCTCCTGGCGCAGCTAAGGGCGGGGGACAGCAGACGACCATGACCCGCCAGGCCTTCGAGCAGCTTCCCGCGGATGCGCGGATGGCTGCGGTGAAGTCCGGCACCACCATCACCGACTGATCCCATAGGAGATCGCCGCCATGGCGAACACCCTCACCGGTCTTTCCCAGACCATCTACCTCGGCCTCGACACGGTCTCCCGCGAACTGATCGGGATGATCCCGGCCGTGTTCAAGAACTCCAGCGCCGAGCGCGCTGCCCTGAACCAGTCCATTGTCTATCCGGTCACGCAGCCCCAGACCGCCATCGACATCACCCCGGCCCAGTACGCGCCCAACGCGGCCCAGACGGTGCCGAACGGTTCGCTGACGATCTCCAAGAGCCGCGGCATCCCCATCACCTGGAACGGTGAGGAGCAGCGCGGCGGCCTGAACGCTGGCTGGTACAACCAGGTCCTCCAGGACCAGTTCGCCCAGGCGTTCCGCGCCCTGGCGAACGAGCTGGAGACCGACCTGGTCAACGCGGGCTACCAGAGCGCGTCCCGCGCCTATGGCACCGCGGCCACCACGCCCATCGGCACGGCCGGCGACCTGAGTGATCTGTCCCAGACCCGGAAGATCCTCGACGACAACGGCGCGCCCCAGAGCGAGCTGCGCTTCGTCGCCAATACGGCGACGATGGCCAACCTGCGCGGCAAGCAGAGCGTGCTCTTCAAGGTGAACGAAGCCGGGAACGATGACCTTCTGCGCCGCGGCATCATCGCGGAGTTGGAAGGCTTCGGCATGGGCACCTCCAACCAGCTGAAGCAGGTCACCAAGGGCACGGGCGCGTCCTATGTCACCAGCGGTTCCACCGCTGTCGGTGTCACCGACATCGCGCTCGTGACCGGCTCGGGCACCGTCCTGGCTGGAGATGTGGTCACCTTCGCGGCGGACACCGTCGACAAGTATGTGGTCGGCGCCGGCGTGGCGGCCCCCGGCACCATCAGCCTGAACAAGCCCGGCGCCCAGGTGGTCATCCCCACCGGCAACGCGCTCACCATCGGCGGGAACTACACCCCGAACCTCGCCTTCCACAAGATGGCGATCCACATGGTCACCCGCGTCCCCGCCATGCCCATCGGGCCTGACGGCAAGGCGATGGACATGGCCGACGATGTGATGCTCGTGACGGACCCGATCTCCGGCATCACCTTCCAGATCGCGGTCTACCGCCAGTTCCAGCAGCTGGTCTACATCGTGAGCCTGGCCTGGGGTGTGAAGGGCGTGAAGCCCGCCCACATCGCCACCCTGCTCGGCTAAGCCTGATCCCGAAGCCGGGGCTTCCGGAGAAGCCCCGGCTCTTTCTCTGGAGCCGCCCATGGCCCGTCGCACTTCCACCAAGCCTGATCCCGAAGCCGGGGCTTCTCTGGAGGATCTGGCCGGCCTGGTCGCTGTCGAAAAGGACGGCGAACTGCTCCATGTCCATCCCACCACGCTGAAGGCCCACCAGGACCTCGGCTGGACGCTCTCGGATTAACCTGCCGTGTCCCTCGACCCCACCATCGGCGGCACCGCATCCGACACCTACGCGACCCTGGCGGAGGCTACGGCCTACGCAGGGGACCAGGGAACGGATGCCGCCGCCGCATGGCTGGCCGCATCCACAAAGCAGGAGGGCACCCTTCGGCAGGCGGCCAGGATCCTGGATGCCATGACTTGGAAGGGGCTCAAACTAACCCTCCAGCAATCCATGGAGTGGCCCCGGGCTTGGGTAACGGACAAAAACGGTTTGCCGGTGGCGACCAATGTGGTGCCTGTGCAAGTCAAGAACGCCCAGTGCGAGCTGGCCATCCGCCTGCTCGCCTCCGACCGCGCGGATGAGGATCCGCGCATGACGATTCACGAGAAGGTTGGTTCCATCGAGGTGGAGTATGCCTCTGGCGCCCGGCCCCGCGTCGTCCCCGGTTTCGTGACGACCCTCTGCGGGCAGTTCCTGCAGGGCGGCGGTGGCGTCGTGCCCATGGAGCGGTCATGACCGGAGCTCTGGACAGCACCGCGCTGAACACGGCGTCCCGCCTGATGGCGAAGTTCGGCAAGGCCATGACCCTCACCCGGCGCCCGGGAACCTACGATCCGACGACTGGGATGGTCTCGGACACCGCCCCGCAGGTCGTCACCCTGAACGGATTGCCTGATTCGACCTACCGCAAGCTGGGGCAGACCTACGGCTCCGAGCTGATCCAGTCAGGCGACCTGGATGTGCTGGTGGCCGCAAAGGGCCTCACGCTGACGCCCGCCCCCGGCGACGAGCTCTCCTGGGGCCCCGAGATCTACAAGGTCCAGTTGGTGAAGCCCACCTACAGCGGCGAGCAGGTGGCGACCTACAACCTCCTGGTGAGGCGCTGATGGCGACCATCGGCTTCAAGGGCTCCATCGAGGCCTTCTCTAAGAAGACCGGTATCGCCTTGGATACGGTGCTGCGCAAGACCGTGCTACAGATCCTCTCGGGTGTGGTGGAAGCCACCCCTGTGGACACCGGGCGCGCCCGCGCGAACTGGCAGGTGTCCGTGGGCTCTTCGAACCCCCTTGTCGTGGACACCATCACGCCCGATGTGGTGGGCCGGGAGATGGCCGTCATCGCCACCCTCAAGGCTGGCAAGCCGGTCTACATCTTCAACAATGTGCCCTACATCCTGGTCTTGGAGTACGGACAGTACCCCAACCCGCCCAAGCGCGGCACCTACCTGCGGACAGGCCAGACGAAAGGCGCGTTCACGGGCCCGGGCTGGTTCCAGTTCAGCGAGGGAGGCTATTCCAGCCAGGCGCCTGGGGGTATGGCGCGGATCACTGTGCAGCGGGTCAAGGAAGGCTTCGCCTCGGTTCTGGCTGGCGGTGAGGCGTGACCACGCTCCTCCAAGACATCCCCGGCGCGTTGGCCGCGAAGCTTCAGGCCCTGGCCCTCGGCTACGCAGTCGCCTGGGAGGGCACCGGCTACACCCCCGTCATCGGCACGGCGTTCCTCGCCACCAAGAACCTGCCGTCCGCGACCAACCCCATCAGCATCGGCGCCGCGGGCACGGTGCGTTACTCCGGGATCTACCAGATCAGTGTCTACACCCCGACCGGCAAGGGCGTCGGGCTGGCGGATTCCATCGCCTCCGCCATCGCGGACGGTTACTCCCGTGCTCTGGTGAGCCAGAACGGCCACGCCGTGCAGTGCGGCATCCCGCACGCCGCCCCGGCCATAGTCCAGGGCGATTGGATCCACAAGCCCGTCTCCATTCCCTATTACCTGACCATCTGAGGAGTTCACCATGTTCACCGCCAAAGGCTCCAATTCGCAGCTGCTCCGCGTGGCCGAGACCGCCTGGGGCACCACGCCGGTCACCCCTACTGGCACCTTTAGCCGGTACACCGGCCACACTCTGAACCCCGACCGTGGCTCCTTCGAGTCGAAGGAGATCCGGGGCGATCGCCAGACCGCGGATCTCCGCCTCGGCATCCTCACGGGCATGGGCGACCTGGACTTCGAACTGTCCGCCCTAGCGCACGACGACCTCATTGAGGCGGCCCTGGGCGGTACCTGGGCGACCAATGTGCTGGCGGTGGGGAGCACCCGGCACAGTTTCACCATGGAGGCAGGCCACCCAGACATCGGCCAGTACATGTCCTACACGGGTGTCCTGGTGGACAAGATGTCCTTCGACTTCAAGCCGGACGGCATGGTGACGGGCAAGTTCGGTCTGGTCGCCAAGAGTGCCACCAGCGGCACGGCGAGCGTCTTCGGGACCACCGCCGCGGCGCCCACGGCGAGCCCCATGGACACCTTCTCGGGGCTCATCAAGCTGGGCGGGGCCGCCATCGCCATCGTCAGTGGCCTCACCCTCGACCTGAACAACGGCATCGAGACGGCCAAGGTCCTCGGCCAGAACTCCCTCGCGGATGCCAACCAGGGGCGGGCCTCGATCAGCGGCCTGATGACGGTCTACTTCCAGGATGCCACGGCGCAGAATCTCTTCCTCAACGAGACGGAGAGCAGCCTGGAAGTGAAGGCGGTCAACGGGATCAATAGCTACGACTTCCTGATGAGCCGCGTGAAGTTCACGGGCGCGAAGAAGCAGGTCACGAAGGAGGGCCTGCTGACCTACGACCTCCCCTATACCGCGCTCGCCCCGCTGACCGGCACGAACACAGCCCTCAAGATCACGCGGGTGTAAGCATGGAGCTCTCAGCCTTCGCCCCCAAAGACACCGTCGAGCTTGCCATCCTGGACCCCAGGGATGGCAAGCCCACGGATGTCACCTTCACCTTGGCGGGTCCTGCGCATCCCGTCCGCCAGGCGGCGACCCGCGCGCTGCTGGATGGCATGGGTGCCGCCGAAGGGGAGGCCGAAACGCCTCCCGAGAAGCTCCGGGACCTGAACACGGACTACTTGGCTGCCTGCGTGCTGGGCTGGCAGGGCCTCACGCGTGACAGCCAGGCGCTGCCGCACAGTCTGGACGAGGCCAAGGCGCTCCTGGGCGACCCGCGCTTCGTGATGATCCGGTCCCAGGTGGACCGGGCCATGGGGGACAACCGCCGTTTTTTCGACTAGAGGAGCTGCTGATGGCCGCGGCCATCAGCAGCTCCTCTAGTCGAAAAAACGGCGGTTGTCCCCCATGGCCCGGTCCAC